AGATAACGCCACCTGTTTTCTATCCTGGTGTAGCCTACGACATCATGAGTCCAGAAACTTATGACTTCGGAATTAACGAGGTTTACCCTGGGGATGCTTCAGCTCATCAGTTTTATGGATTTGCAATAAACACAGAAGTTGCACCACCTGTATAATAAAGGGTAATTTATAAATTAATAGCGTAACTATAATAATATAATAATTAAATTAAATATAATGGCGGAAGCAAAGAAGATCACAGAAGGTGAATTACAATCTATTAAAGATATCCAACAAAAAACAAACGCTATATTACTAGACGTAGGTTACTTAGAAGCTCAAAAATCTGGATTAATGGCGGCTCATGTTCAAGCAGGTGATGAATTACAAGTTATTAAAACTGAACTAGAGAAAAGATATGGTCAAGTTAATATAGATTTAAAGGACGGTAGTTATACTGCTGTTGAAAAACCAGCTGAAGAAGAAGTTAGGGAAATGGAAATTGTGAAATAATGGAAGCAGTTGTAAGAAAGATCAGTATAGGTTCTGACTATAAAAATGACGCTATGCATTATGCTGTTGGACAGCAGGTATATGGAGGCCATATTATTTCAGCAATACTACACGATCCAGAATTAAACTCTTACAGTATATTTATAAAGAAAGAAGACGAGATCATGCCATGGAAGAAATTCAATTCCAACATGGCAATATCCGTTGAATACGATTTAGAATATTAATGAGAAGTTTATACGACTTCATCATCAAACCATTAGGTGATAGATACGAAAACGAAATAAAAGTTGGAGATAAAACTTTAGTTTTAAATACTAAAATAGAAAATTGGAAAGCTGTTAACAACTTAGCTGTTGTTGTTGAAACTCCTAAAGCTTTTAAAACAAATATAAAAAAAGGTGACACAATAGTAGTACATCAAAATGTTTTTAGAGTATTCTATGACATGAAAGGTATTAAGAAAAATAGCAGATCATATTTTCAAGATGGTCTATATTTTTGCGCTATTGATCAAGTGTATTTGTATAAGAATACAGGGGATTGGAAATCATTTGGAGACAGATGTTTTGTAATGCCTTTAAAAAATAAAGACTCTCTAAGCTTAGATAAAGAGCAAAAGCTTATTGGTATACTAAAGTACGGTAATAACTCCTTAAAAGCACTTAATATAAACCCAGGTGATGTAGTTGGCTTTACGCCAAACAGTGAATGGGATTTTGTTATAGATGAACAAAGAGTTTACTGTATGAAATCTAATGATATTGTAATTAAGTATGGACACGAAGCAAACGAAGTTGAATATAATCCGAGCTGGGCAAAAAGCAGTTGAAGAATTAATTAAAGTAGCTGAAGAAGCTATTGTAGATTCTGACGATGACCTAACAGCAGATAAGTTAAAGAATGCAGCTGCTACTAAAAAGCTAGCTATCTTTGATGCATTTGAAATACTTGCAAGAATTGAAGCGGAAGAAGCGTTATTAAATGAAGATCCTAAAGAAGTAAAAGAAGAAAAAGCTTTTAAAGGATTTGCAGAAGGAAGAGTTAGATAATGTACGAACAAACATTATACTCTGTAGTTAAAGACTACATAAAGCCTAAAGTTTTAAACAGACTTAATAGGTATAAAAAATGGGAGTACGGATACAACAAAGAGCATGACCTTATAGTTATAAGCAAGACAGGTCAAATAGGTGAAATATATAACATACAGGGTTTAGTTATAGGTTTGCCTAAGCGAGAAAATGTTGTTAAATTTAAATCCGACAAATGGGAATATCAACAATACCCTAAGGAATTAAAAAAAATCAAATCAGTATTTGATTGGGATGAATACCCTATTAACTTTAAAGAAAAATGGTATGATTACATCGATAAAGAATTTAAGAAGCGTGAAGAAGGTTTTTGGTTTACTAACAAAGGTAAGTCTACTTATATTACTGGTACTCACTACATGTACCTGCAGTGGTCCAAGATTGATGTTGGGCAACCAGATTATAGGGAATCAAACAGATTATTCTATATATTCTGGGAAGCTTGTAAATCCGATATTCGGTCTTACGGAATGTGTTACCTTAAGAACAGGCGTTCGGGATTCTCGTTTATGGCGTCAGGCGAGACTGTTAACCAGGCTACAATATCCACAGACTCACGATTTGGTATTCTTTCAAAGTCCGGGCCAGATGCTAAGAAGATGTTCACTGACAAAGTCGTACCCATCTCAGTTAATTACCCATTTTTCTTCAAACCCATACAAGACGGAATGGATCGTCCGAAAACGGAACTCGCGTATAGAGTCCCAGCGTCGAAATTTACCCGTAAGAAACTCGACTCCAACGAGAAACTACAGGAGATCACCGGTCTCGACACGACGATCGACTGGAAGAACACGGGTGACAACTCGTACGATGGTGAGAAACTCAAACTCCTCGTCCACGACGAAAGCGGTAAATGGGAACGTCCAACGAACATCCTCAACAACTGGAGGGTTACGAAAACGACATTAAGATTAGGTTCTAGAATTATTGGCAAATGTATGATGGGTTCGACATCAAACTCTTTAGATAAAGGTGGCGAAAATTTTAAAAAATTATACTATGATTCCAACATTGAAAAAAGAAACGCCAACGGACAGACTCGTTCAGGACTCTATAGTTTGTTCATACCTATGGAATGGAACTACGAAGGATACATTGATTCTTATGGATTTCCTGTATTCAACACTCCAAAAAAAGAAGTTGAAGGACCAGATGGATCAATTATAGATCAGGGTGTAATTGAGTATTGGCAAAACGAAGTAGATGGTTTAAAAGAAGATCAAGATGGTTTAAATGAATATTACCGTCAATTTCCAAGAACAGAGGAACATGCTTTTAGAGATGAAGCGAAACAATCTTTATTTAATCTAACTAAGATATACGAACAAATAGATTATAACGCTGATTTAAAAAATACAGCTGTTGTTACTACTGGAAGTTTTCAATGGGAAAACGCTGTACCTGATTCAAGAGTTATATTTATACCTAACAAAGATGGTAGGTTTAAAGTTTCCTGGGTACCGCCTATTGAATTACAAAACAGAATATTAGTTAAAAACGGTAGAAAATATCCTGGTAATGAACACTGTGGTGCTTTTGGATGTGATAGTTATGATATATCTGGTACTGTAGACGGTAGAGGTTCTAATGGATCTTTACATGGGTTAACTAAGTTTAGCATGGAAAACGTACCATCAAATCATTTCTTTTTAGAATATATAGCTAGACCACAAACTGCTGAGATATTTTTTGAAGATGTATTAATGGCATGTGTATTTTACGGTATGCCTTTGTTAGCGGAAAATAATAAACCTAGATTGCTTTATTATTTTAAAAGAAGAGGTTACAGAGGTTATTCTATGAATAGACCTGATAAACTGAAGCTATCAGTAACAGAAAGAGAAATAGGTGGTATACCTAACTCAAGTGAAGATATAAAGCAAGCCCACGCTGCTGCTATAGAAACTTACATAAATACCAGTTTAGGATTACTTGAGACTGGTTATGGAACTATGTACTTTCAAAGAACATTAGAAGACTGGGCTAGATTTAATATTAATAATAGAACAAAGCATGATGCATCTATAAGTTCTGGATTAGCACTAATGGCTTGCAATAAAAATAGATATATACCTAGAGCTAAGATTGAATATAAATCAATTGATTTAGGTATTAAACGATATGACAATAAAGGCGGTATGTCTAAAATAATAAGATAAATGAGAATACAGACTAACACTAACAGTTCATTTCCAAGTCAAGTAGTAAGCGAAGAGGAAAAGTCTAGCTTAGATTACGGTATACAAGTAGGTAGAGCTATTGAGGGTGAATGGTTTCAAGAAGGTAGAGCAGGTAATAGATATGTTCAATCTTACGCTACTTTTCATAGATTAAGATTATACGCTAGAGGAGAACAAAGTGTTCAAAAATATAAAGACGAACTATCTATAAACGGTGATTTATCTTATCTTAATTTAGACTGGAAACCTGTTGCAGTTATATCTAAATTTGTAGACATAGTTGTTAACGGTATGTCTAACAAGTCTTATGATATTACAACGTTTGCGCAAGATCCTTTTTCTACAAAAAGCAGAACAGATTATGCTGCCGCTGTTGAAAGAGATATGAATACTAAAGAAGCTTTGCAAAACATACAACAAAATATAGGTATGGATTTCTCTGCAACTGGAGACTTAGAGGCTTTACCTCAAAGCAAGGAAGAGCTTGATATTCATATGCAAATGACTTATAAACAAAATGTTGAAATAGCTGAAGAAGAAGTTATTAACAATGTTTTATCATTTAATAAATTTGATCAGACTAAAGCAAGAGTAGCTTACGATTTAACAGTGTTAGGTATTGGAGCTAGTAAAACAAGATTTGATCAATCGGAAGGTATTAGAATTGAGTATGTAGATCCAGCTCGTATTGTTTATTCATACACTGAAGATCCAAACTTTGAAGACATATATTATGTTGGTGAAGTAAAAGCTGTAAGTCTTGCAGAACTTAAAAAGCAGTTTCCAAATATACCAGACGAAGAATTACAAAGAATACAGAACATGCCAGGTAACTCTCAGTATGTTACCGGATGGGCTAATTATGATTATAATACAGTGCAGGTATTATATTTTGAATATAAAACCTACATTGATCAAGTGTGGAAAATAAAGAAAACAGATCAAGGTTTAGAAAAAACATTAGAAAAGAAAGATACATTTAATCCTCCAGAAAATGATAACTTTGATAGAGTGTCTAGGTCTATAGAGGTTTTATACACTGGCGCTAAAGTTTTAGGAAACAATTACATGTTGGAATGGAAGATGGCTGAAAACATGACTAGACCAACCGCTGATACAACTAAGGTAGATATGAACTACTGTATCTCGGCTCCTAGAATGTATAAGGGACGTATAGAATCTTTGGTAAGTAAAATTACTGGCTTTGCTGATATGATTCAACTGACGCATCTTAAACTACAACAGGTAATGTCTAGAATAGTGCCAGACGGTGTATTCTTAGATATGGATGGATTAGCGGAAGTTGATTTAGGTAATGGAACTAATTATAATCCGGCTGAAGCATTGAACATGTATTTTCAAACAGGTTCGATTGTAGGTAGATCACTTACGCAGGATGGTGAAATGAATAGAGGTAAAGTA